TAGTACATCTGGTACTCTCACCGGGGGTTTAGTCCTGTGCTGAGTGTTGCGAGGTGAGAGCTGGTTAGCCGAGTGATGGTAACAAAAAATCCCCCCCGCCCACAGCCGCCGGTCAAGCAGCTGGGAGCGGGGGGAAGCATATGGGCGCGAGATAAAGGGGCACCATTGGAGGCAATGGGGCCTAATCCGCACCCCCCATTCGAGTTGCATAAACCCGAGAATGTGCTAGGAGACCAAGCGCCGTTAGCGCTTGCAATTTACAGCCCCCCAGTTCGCCGCGCAGGCGACGCAAGCACGCAACCGTACCGTCAAGCGCGTCACCACCGGGCATGCGAGCCGACACAACAAGCAGCAGATCAACCGCCGCAATCGCCTCCCTGTACTCCTCAACCTCGGCGCGCAGGCCACGCTCGATCACGTTGAGACGATCATTAATCGGGTCACTCATAGAACCACCTCCAAGGGTTCGTCGTCCAGCCCGTCACCGAGCGGGCATCCGTTTAGGAACTCGCACATCTCGCGCACGATGCGGAACTCATTGCGGCACACCGTGGACACGTCCACTCGGAACACCTCAGCGATCCGCTCACGACTCACATCCAGAATCAGCCGGTTGCCGATCAGGTTCCGATCCTCCTGAGACAAGTGCCAGTAGGCGCGCTGCGCGTCCGCACACAGGGCCATCATGTCACCGCCCTCAGACGGGTCACGCTTGCCCTTAGGCATGCCAGCCTCAACATGTGTTTCCGCGAGGCTCACGCCCCACCCGCGCTGCTTATCGAACGCGAGGGGGAGTAGCTTCACCATCATTCCGGGTTCGTATTTCATGCGCCCTCCGTTCCGAACTCGTCGGGGAATGTGTCGAAATCCCAGGGGACCTCGTGTTCGTGGTGCCTGTAATCCGGGTAGTCGCGGAATAGCAGCTCGCTCAGGCAGTTCACCAGGCCCGCTTCACCTGCTACATTCCACTTGTCAGCGAGGTAGTGAGCGCGGTCGAACGCCTTAATGTACAGCCAGCCCATCACCTCGCCCTCAGGCACCCTAGACCTGCGACAGAACCAGGCCACGCCCTTACGGAACGCCCGCCACAGCATCGCGGCCTGGCCCGGCACATCATCCGAAATAGCGTCCAAGTTGGGCGGCTCCACCGCGAGCAGTTCCCGCACATGTTCCGCCGTCATAGGTCCCTCGATGTTCAGCGTGGGATCAAACCAGTCACGCATGCCGCACCCCCTTCCGTGAGGAGGCTGTTCACATCCTCGCCGCGAGGGACCGTCACTCTCACGGCCTGCTGCAGGCTGTCCGTCACGGCGTTGGCCAGTCGGTCGCCTGCCTCGTCCCCGTCAGCCCACACAAACACCCGTTCGCATCCGGCGAACGCGAGGCTCATCCAGTCCTTCCAGTAGGACGCGCCGGGCATTCCGCACGCCGCCAGGCCGCACTCTACGAGACTCAGCGTGTCAATCTCGCCCTCGGCAATGTGTGCCTCCCTGGCCCCAGCCAGGCCAGCCAGGTTGTAGATATTGAACCGCTCGCCGTGGCGGCTCGTGTACTTCGGTTCCCCGCCATCCAAGCGGCGGAACCTAATCCCGGTTGTTACCCCGTCTGCATTCATGTGGGGGATAACCAGGCACCCCCGGTAGGGTTCGTCGCCTGGGTATGGGTCACCAACGTAGCCGAGTCGCGCGGCTTCGCACGTTGCGACGCTGAGCCCCCGCCCTTGCAGGTATGTTCTGGCCCCAATGGCCTGCTGCTGGTAGTGCGCGGCTCTCGCCGCTAGTTCCGCCACCATCGAGTCCGACAGCGGTTGCATAACGTTTGGCATCCTTAAAAGACCCTCCTGTTTCCTCCATGACCCAGGTAATCCAGTCCCCGCCCCGCCCGCAGCCGAAACAATGCCACAGGCCCTTACCCCAGTCGATGCTGAGGGAGGCGTTGACGTCCCCGTGGAACGGGCACACGATTTTCCTGGACCCATGGGGGGCGTCCACATTGAAGTGGTCAAGCACTGCTTTGAGGCGACCGCCATCGCCTGTCCGCGTGTTCCATTCACCCATGTTGTGGACACCCCCCGTTTGTGTGTTGAATTGGTTCTGTGTAAAGCAGCTCCTTAGAGGCGCTTCATGAGGCGCGCGAAATCCCCCAACGTGAGAACCGCATACGCCTGGCCGGTCGGCTTCTGTCTGGCCTTCACGATGGCCACGCCGAAAGTGTCCACCTGCGGGATGCCCCGGTTGTGGGCATACAGTGCGGACTCGTCCGCCGCCTCGCGCAGGAACTGTGGGAGGCTCACCTGCCCCCGGTTCTTCGCTTCCAGTACGAGGCGGGCGTCCGTGTTGGGGGTTCGCACAACGAGGTCACCCTCGTCTACTGTCCCGAGTTGTCTGAGGGGTTCGACGTCAAGTCCCTGTTCTCGCAGGTACTTGCGGACGTCGGTTTCCCAGGCGGTGCCCTTCGCCTTATTCCTGTTCGTCACTGCTTGCCCCACTTCCATTCGTCCCAGAGTCCTCGGCCCATCCAGCCGACGATGAATCCGATAATTCCCCACTCTGCGAGGAGGATCATCATTGGCGTTGACATCAGCTGCAGTCCCCCCTCATGCACAGTCGGCAACCGAGGCACCGGGCCTCATGGTCATCATCGCTACCCGGATACTTGCCGTCGTTTAGTTCCTGCACGTCCTGGTCGATCATGCCGACCGTGCGGGACAGTTCACGCACCCCGGCCTGCATTTCTCGCAGGCGCTTCTCAACGACTGTCAAGCGTAGCTCGTAGTCAATGGCGGATAGTTCCGTCTTGGACCACGCTTCACGCACGTCCCGCAACTGGGCTTGTACCCATGCGAGGACAAGCCATATTGCGATACTGCAGACGATGCACGCTACGAGGCTTGTATCAATCTCACTCATTTTCATTCCTCCCAGTCAATTTCGAGAGATGCTTGGAGCACCGCCTTGTTTCGTCAAGCTCGCGTCGCAAACGCTCGCCCCTACGCCACATGAAATAGGTGCGGATTGCTATCAATGCAGCCAAGACCAGGCACGACGCCCGGAATAGCAATTCAACGGTCATGCTGTTACCCCGTTCCCCCGCGCGCGCCAAACCAGGTCCGCGACGGGTCACACGCCAAGCCGACGTAGCGCGAGGCGGACGGGTCACAAAACCCGTCACGCTGCTTCACGCACGCGACATAGAATTCTCGATTGATTGGGTCCAGCGCGACTGTCAGAGTCAACTCAGGCTTCTCAGACAGGCCATTCTTAATCTGGTCCCTCGATGGGGGCTTCCACGGATTCGACTTCGCATCCAACGTCTTATCCGACGCGTGGTGCAAAACGATCACGGTCGCCCCTGTAGTGCGCGCAAATGCGATCACGTCTTGCATGACTCCCATTTGTGCTTCATAGTCCGATTCGCAACCGGCAAAGTCCATCAAGTTGTCGAACACGACAACCTTAGGGAATGCGTTGTGGAGCATTACGTAAGTGTTAAGCTCGTCCTCCACTTGTTCCCACGTGATCGGGGAGCCGAACGACAGTTCGATAGGCAACGACGCCGCCGCCTGTTCAATCTGCGCTCGCCCGCTTGTCGTGCCCATCATGGCTTCGACTTCCTTAGACGACATGCCAGTAGCGATACTCGCCAACCGCACGCCCGCCGTAAAGGGCGCCATATCCGCCGAAAAATACAGTGTCGGCAGACCCATGCTCGCAACCCAGTACAAGGCAAACCCTGACTTCTGCGAGCCAGACCGGCCAGCAACCATCACCACCTGCCCCTGCCTCGGGGTCACGCCCGCCTCATACAAGTCCTTGAAAGCGGGAACGTGGGGGAGTGGCTGCTGGCCGGACACGCCCTTACGGAGGGACTGGAATACATTCAGTCCCACGGGCTACTGTCAGGCCCCGAAATCAGGCATCAGGGGTTCGTCGCTGAACGACGGCGCGTCAGGGGTGGCATTCATCTTCGCGCACAGGGCATCCGCGAACTCGTTGACCGGCTTCCACGCAGGTTCGCCCTCGCCCAGGTCCACAGTTGTCCAGAATGATTTGCCATTCTGCGACTCCTTCACGATGCGGAACGGGCCGACGAGGTTACCAATCTGCCCATTCAGAGCGCGGGCGATGCCCTTGTTCGCGCCCCAAATGACGCCGAGCATTTCCTCGGGCGTACCGTTTTCGACGTCGGCCTGAGTGTGGAACACCCACGCGTCCATCTCAACCTCGTGACGAATGCCTTCCTTGCCCTGAAAGTTCGTGGGCACGTCAAAGCTCACCTTGTGGGGGACGACGAGGATAGCTCGCGCGTTCTCCACATCCTTGGTACGGAAGTAGCTGGAAGTGTTCGGCATCTTGACGACACGCTGCATGGTATTGTTCTCCTAGTTCTCACCCCGCGACTGGGGGTGCTTGTGTTTTCTTGTTGTAGTGTTCTGTGCGACCCCACGACGGGGGCCAGGATCAGCGCAACTAACCGTGTTAGAAACGCCTATAACAGCCTCGCAGACTAGCCGCGAGGATTCATGCGGGCCTTAAGCTGGACGCGCCGCCACGCATCCGCCTCGACCGTCACCTCACTATCGACAGGCAACCGCGCATAAAGGTCATACAAGTCCTCCACACTCATGGGGAACTCCACCGGCAGGGCAGTCCAGTGCTCATCCAGTTCGTAATACACAGGTCACGCCCCCTTCTTCTTCGAGGCGGCCGCAAGCTCACGACCCCGGGCCTTCCATGCCTCCACCAGGACCGGCTGGTTATTCATCGCCGTCCCATACCGGCGCCACAGTTCCTGCAGTGTTGGCACATCCCCAGCGTCAGCAACCAGGTTGTAGATATTCTTCTCGTTATCAGAGAGCGCACTCAGCGGGTCCGCCACGGAAGCCTTCGGACGATCACCGTCACCCTCATGCAGGCCCAGATCAACCGGCACGTCATCCACGATCACGCGACCCTTAAGCTGGTCAACCACATTCCACTTACCCGCCAGAGCCTTCGCCAGAGACAGAACCGCATCCGACATGGGAACCTTCTCATGGTCCCAGTTCTGCCAGCCGAACGCATCCTCCAAGGCGCGCTCAACCGACGCAACAGAGCCACGGAAAACCATCCACGGCGCGTCATACCCGCCGCCAGCCTTCATCGTCACCGTCACCTCAGCGGGCGTATCCACCGCCAGAGCAACCGCGCGACCAACATCATCACGCCACGGGGACATCTCAGGAACCGCCATTTATGCCACCTCCAAAAACTCAACCGGACCAGTAATCGGCGGAACCTCACCCGCACGCTCGCCACCAGTAGCAGCACAATACTCACGCACAGGACACGCCTTACACATCATGCCCGGCGACGCAGGAAACACACCCGCCTCAAGACCGCGACCCACGTTATTCAGCCACGTCTCCACGTACGCGTCGTTCCGCGTCGTCATGGGCACCCAGTCCAGCACGTCGCCGTCCATGCCCATCCAGTACGCGGCCTTCACAACCGGCACACCAGCAGCGCGCAACTGCGCCGCATACGCCTTCAACTGCGTCGTAGACGACGGGGGATTCCCCGTCTTAAGGTCCACCACAAGCATCTCCCCATTGCCATCAACGAGAATACGATCAATGTAGCCGACGTACGGGTAGCCGCCGAGGGGGTGCGCCACTTTCAGCTCGATGCCGGGGACCGTCTTGCTGTCCGCCGCGTCGAACAGGGCGATCTTGTAGTTATTCTTGCCGCGCCAGTCGATCCAGTTCTGAACCATGACCGGCCCGTAATACCTGGCCCACTCCTCGTCCTTCTTATTCGGGCCACCGCCCTTACCAAGGCCCGTCTTAAGGACACGCCCGGACGCGTTAATCGTCGTGCCTGCCTCCAAGCGGCGAGCCTTCTCCCGGTCGAACGCGAACGTGAACGCCTTCTCCACATCCTCATTCAGCAGCGGCGCATGCTTATCCGACGCAAGGCCAACCTCATCAAGGTCAATAGCCTCCGTCACCTCATGCACCGCCGTGCCCATCAACGTCACCCAGTACGTCGCCTTATCCAGACCGTACACGCGCGACAGTCGCCACCGCTCAGCACAATCACTGTACTGCGCGGCACTCGAATACGACAGCCCGCGAATGGTCCGCTTCTCATCCACAGGTTTTCTCCCTTCCGAATGGTTGTGTTGGTTGGTTTGTTGTCCGCCTGTTTGGGTCGAACACCGTTAGACTACCGTACGGCTAACAGGTTGTGCAAGCGGAACATGCAAAAAAGGGGGCTGCGGCATACGCCACAGCCCCACAGATGGAGAGTCAAACCAAACCTCACATGCCGAAATACTCCTCAGCAGCAGCCACCGTCACCCGCGACAGGTCCGCAACCGGCTCGCCGTCATCGCCTACAAACGGGTCACGAATCCACCACTTATCCACCCCAGGCCGACGAGGCGCAAGCATGTAAGCATTAGCATCCCAGTCATAATCAACAACCTTGTCCGCACCAAGCGCGCGGCGTAGTCGAATAGCAATCCGGCGATTCTCAGCCGCCACATCCTCCCCCTGCTCAATAGCCGCCAGCGCCCGCAGGCCAGCACGGTAATGTCCGTTACGGGGATTCTTAGCGCGCACAAGCCACGGGGCCGCGAGTGGGAAAGAGCGGACGATACGCGCCTTACCCGCGCCCCTCAGGAAACGACTCCACACAGACGTAGAAGTCTCCACCCCATACTTCTCACGGTACAGGTCGATCATCTGCTGGTACGTCCACCCCTCATCGACCAGCAGTCGGCGAGCCTCGTCCTCGTCTACGATCTTCCGCTGCGACATCTTGCATCACTCTCCATGGGTATTGGTAACTTCTGTCGCACGCCAAACATTACCACACTGCAAGCCTAACGCAACACGCAACGCCAGCATGACCCCTGCCACACGATAGGCATAACATGCAGAAAACGGCGGGAGCGCAACCAAAAACAGTCACACCCCCGCCAACCTACCGCGCGTTAAGCCACACGGCGAGACGGCACACGCCGCACCGCACGCGCCCCACGAAACACGCCACCACACGAGGAGCAGCGGAAACACTCAAACACGCTCACCGCAGTCACCGCCTCACCACACGACACATGCTCAGTACCGCCACACGACGGACACGACAACCCCTCGCCCTGGGTCCACACGCCGAGGTGGACAGCCGACGACAACCACGGACGCAAACGGTCAAACAACTTCTCCGTCAACTCCACATCCCCACGGTTGTACGTCTCCATCCTCTGCCACGCCTCCGCGTCGCCCTCCATGCAAGCAACCCACAACGCATGCCCCTCATGGCTCACCTTATGGCCCAAGCCCAAACGACTGGCAACGTAGTCCAGCTTGTTCGACGGGAACTTGAACTCCCGACGAACAACCGGCAACAAGTCAACATTCCGATACGGGCGAGGCTTACCCAAACCAGCCAACACAAACTCACGATTCAGATGCTTCACGTCATACTTGATCCCATTGAACGACACCAGGACATCACACTCATCAAGCAGCCGCCACGCCGCCTCAACCATCGCCTCATGACCATCCTTCTCGTCTGACCAGAACATCGTCTGCGACTCGCCGTACCACTTAGCCGCAAAACAAATCATCCGACCGTCCTCAACGATCTGAGGCAAACCAACGTTCTGATCCCACAAACCCCACACGTGCGCCACCGTCGGACTACACTCAATATCCAACGTCAAAATACGAGCACCATTACCCGCATCAACCCGCGCACCCTCAGACGCAACCGGCGCGTTCACACGCTCATGCACACTCTTAAGCGACCCCATAACAACAACACTCCCCCCGGCGATGCGCCGACAAACTCGACCGAGCTACCTCAAAACCAGCCGCACGCAACGTCCGACGCAAACCAGCCGACGACTCACTAGGGTCATCCAACGCCCCAGAAAGCCACTCAGCATCCTCAGAATCCAGACTACGGATAAACGCGCCCACCTTGCACAAACGCCGCTCCACAGGCCGCACAAGCCCCTCAACCGCCCCGTGTAGCTCACTCAACCTTGCCGCCACAACATCACACTCCAAATAACAAACAACCCCCACATGCCACAGGGGGGGCGCAACCAGCAACGGCCACGCCCCCCACGTGAGGAGAACTAGAACTCATCCTCCAACGCGTGCGGAACCTCAGGCACAGGAGGAGCATCCACCCCATCAGGCAACAACTCCACCAAGGCATGACCCCAACGCCACACCTTATGCGCCCAATCCAACGTCGCACGCAACCGGCGACCCAACGCGTCACGCTCCACCTCCAAAGACGAAACGCGCTGCGACAGACCATCAACCTCATGCTCAAGCCTGTCCACGAGAACCTTCAAGGCATCAAGGTTATGGTCCGCGCGCTTAGTCACCAACGTGACCAAAACGCCGCCAAGACCACCAAGCGCCGCCCACAACGCGGGCTGCGCCAAGAACTCGATCACCATCAGTCCCCCTTAGCATCAGCCTCCGGGCCGTGAGCCGCCAACCACGGCACCCACACGCGCAAAAACGCCTCAACCTCAGGCATCGCCATCACACGCGTCACCGTCGCACACACAGTCAGCACAACCGCAGCCCAACCCGACGCCTCAGCCGCCGACACGCCAGCCTGCGCAAACACCAACGGCAACAACGCCGCCAACGCAACCGCAACCTGAAACACCGTACGCACCACCGTACGCCACGGGAAAACAGTCTGCGACGCCAAACCATTACCACTCATGCAGCCTCCTCAACCACACGCAGAACCCCCTGCGAGTCCTGCTCCAACACGACACGCCCCTCAACGAGACGCCCCTTACTATCAAACGCGCTACACCCGCCATCCAGACGAGTGCGAGCAACGCCCGTCACCATCGCACCCTGATCATCCAAAAAGTAATGGTGGCCGCCATCAGACAACCACCCAGTACGCATCACACCGTTAGACGCCAGGTAATACCACTTCCCCTTGATCAACTGCCAGCCGGTGCACATCTTGCCGCCCTCGCCAAGGTAGAACCAGTTCTCACCATCCTTGACCCAGCCGGTTTCCATCACGCCGAACCTCGTGTCATGCGTCGGATGCAGGTAATACCAGGTGCCGTTCTCGATCACCCAGCCGGACCTCAACCAGCCCTTCTCATCCGCAAGGAACCAGTCATCCCCAACCTTGAACCAGCCCGTCTCCCACGAACCATCATCCTTGCGGTACCACCAGCCGTTACCTTCCTTCACCCAGCCGGGACCCTCGCTCTCGCCCAAGTGGTTATACCAGTACCGTGCGCGAGAAATGTACTGGTCAGCCAGCTCATCACGCAACGCCGCAGGACAAGCCGTACTAAAAAAATCGCTATGCGGGTACACGTTCACGCGCCACTCGGGAACACCCAGCCCGTACGCCGCACAAATAGCCGCCGTCAAATGCGCGCCAGCCTCAACCGTCTCATCCGAAATAGCCCAACCAGTAGACGGGCCACCAATATTCGCATGCTCAATTCCGATTGAACGGCAATTAGTACCCCAATCTCCCGCATGATAAGCCGTATCCCAGTCATGCACATACTGGCACACAGACCCGTCAGCATCCACATTGTAATGCGCCGACGTCCCATTCGACACAAACGCACCATTCACCGCAGAATGACTCAACCTCACGCCCGCATTATGATGCAACACCACACGATCCAACGCATAACCGCCACGACCAGACGTGCAATTATCCGACCAAATATCGTAGTCCGCACTCAAGTTAACGTAATCCACAACAACCCCTTCACACTCAATCAGTCAATCGCCTGCCACAACGCCGGGGCCTTATCCGGCGCAAGCTCCACAGACGAATCATGCTCCTTCGCGCACCGCCACACGCGATTCACATACTGACACTGGTCACCCTCGCCAATATGCATTCCAGCAGCCCACGGCTTATGGGTGCCAACAACAACCTTGCCATCATCATCACACTTCACCCAGCCTCGCCAAAAATCCTTCGGCCCTTGAGTGAACGGCGACAACCATTGGCCCGACACGTTCTTCCACATCGCGCCATCGGCCAAGATGCGCTCACCCGGACCAATAGTCGCAGTCAAATCCATCTTGCCCACATCCTTCGCGGGCTCACGCTTCACCGCCTCAGCGTAATCCTTAGCCGCCTTCACAGCCGCCTCCTGCGCCGACTTCAACGCATCACGGCGACCAAACTCCACCATCACATTCTGATACAGGTCAGCCAACTCAAGGTCCGTCAGACCCTGCAAAGAAACATCCTCAAGAATAGCCACAACAACCCCCAAAAAAAGACTCACATACTAAGCGGCAACGCAACCGTCATAAATCGGTTATACGAACCGTCGCTAGTAAACCGCGCAGTCCCCGCATTGGGACCACGCCCATAAATACCCCACTCAACATTCACAGCCGAGTTAGCCTCAATCACACCAAAATTGAACAACGCATTAGACTGCATGTCAGACCCGCCACTATTGAACGACGACCGAACAGTCCCATACGGCTTCGTCCACAAATACAAATCAACATCACCCGTCACGCTCGCCCACGCAGTAACAAACGTCAACACCAGGCGACGATACGGGCGAATCGGAAGATTCGCTGAAAAGAACTTGTGATACTGGCCGTTCCCGACACTAGTCGAATTAGCTGCAGGAGAATACTCCTGATAATCCAACTCAGCCTCATTCAACGCCTTCAACAACCAAGACCCATCCCCAGCCTTCGACCCATCCGCCTTATACAACTGAGCGCCAATATCCAAATACGCCGGATTAGAAACCGTTGGCCCCGCACCATGCTTCACCATGTCATCGACAGCGCCCTTAGCCGCCGCAACCGACGTCGCCACCTGGATCAGGCCAGCACTATTGAAAGCCGCCTGCAAGCCAGGAAGCAACGGCTCATCAACCAGCGGCAACTTAACGCCCTTCACACTATTCTCAGGCACAATAACCTCCCACACCCCGCATCACAGCGGGCACACAAACTCCACCTCAAAACGGTAGTCGCGAACAACCGACGTGCCGTTTGTTCTCAAACCCAACGACACGCGCTCAGAGCCCTTAATGTCAATCAACCCCGCAAACTGCGGCGTCGAATACCCATCATTAGGGCCAATGGCATACCCGTACAAATCACCCCAAGTAGCGTCCTGCGCGTCCCCGCGCAACAACACAACCTGAGTCACCGTATCCCACGTACTCGACGCAACACACGCCCACGCCGTCACCCGATAACGGCCCGACCTTGGAATAAGCAGACTATTACCGTTAATGACCTTAATCTGCGCACCACGCGCCGACGTGTCAGCCGCCAGCGGCACCCTCAACGCGCCAGTCTTAGGCACATTCATATACGTGTTACCAGACACGAAACGGTAATACGGGGCCGCCCCCATATCCAGCCATGACATGAACGTCGGGCGCTCGCCGGGGACTCCCGAATATACGCTTATCCCATCAGCACTCATTGACGCCTTATTGCGGTACGTTCCACCCTCCAATGAATTAAACGCAATAACCGCCTCGCCTGTATCTGGCACAGGCATAAGCCGCAAGAGATGCGATCCCTTCGAACCCGCCGTCTTTACAATGACAGTACCGCCGTCGATAGTCTTGCCCGTCAGATTATCCGCAATCAGGTCGCCCGTAATCACAGCCTTCTCAGCCCGCAATTTCGACACGACCGATTCCTCAAACTTCGCAACCTTCGCAGACAATTCCTTCGACGCCACAATCTTGTCCGCCGTTACCGAACCGCCCGCAATCAGATTCCCAGTGATCGTCCCATCACCCGCGACATGCAACATGCGAGTCCACAAATCCTGATCAACGCGAACACTCGATGACGCGATATTGAACTCCACCCAATTCTGGCCATCCCACCGGAACCGGTTCTCAACCGCGCCACCCTGGCCGCGCTGCTCATACACGGCACCCACCGGCGGCGTCGCGTTAATGTCACGGAAATACGACTTCGGGTCTTTCTCCGACGTCGAAAACATGAGCCGCGCATTCTGCGCGTCAGCCTGAGCACCCTGCAACGTGTCACGCAGCGACGCCAAATCGCGCTCCGTCTGCCCCCTCGCAGCCTCCAACTCCCGTTGAGCACGATCCCACGCAGCCTTCGCCGCGTCAGCCGTGACCGCGACCTCACGCAACCTGCGTCCCTCAGCGCCCGCATACACGAGACCACCCTCCGTCACCGAAACGCCGGCATCCTGCAAGCCAGTCGGCACACCCGACGCGTCCACCTGCACACGCACCTCAGAACCACGCTCAAACACGCCGCCACCAGACGGAACATTCACCACATTCTCAGCGCCGCCAACAGCAACCCTGACCGTCCCGTTCTCGCCAGCACCCACCACCGTGCCCGGAATCGAACCAGACTGCGCCTCCTCACGGCGAGGCGCATCCAACCAGAAAGACTTCTTCACACCGCTCATAGCACCACCCGATTCTTCACATCAACACGCATCGCAGCCGCATCCCCCGCCAGGCTCATCACCATGCCGGTCACCGGCCCCGTCACGGGCTCACCCTCCTGGGGATGCACCGTCACGACGTCACCCAAGTCCAGCCTGTAATCCGGCACGATCTTGAAACTATGCTGATCAGCGCCACTGGTCGCCTCGCGCATCGCCTTATCAGCCGCCGCCACAACCGCGTTCTGCGACCCGTCCTGCACCTGCAACACCTTATGCACAACCCCATACAGGTCAACCGTGCGAGGCCCCGCATTCACCTCAACCGTGTGCGAATAACGCTCACCGCCATGCGTCTTACCGCCACCCGTCTTATCCGCCACAGCCGTCCACCTGTTCGGTATCGCGTGCGACGCCTTCCTGGCTTCCGACAACAACAGGTCCTCGCCCGAATATGAGGCCACCACGCGGGCACCCTGAGCGTCCACAAAATGCAACATGTCATCGACACCCACGTAGAACCGCAGGTCAAACATGTCAGCCAGTTTCCCTAACGCCTCCACCCTGCGATTACCCCACGACAAGCCGCCAGGGAGCGTCCGCTCCCCACAATCAAGCGACGGGACCAAATGCGGGGCACACAAGCGCTCAACCTCGCGGCGCAACGACGTCCCATCCGGGGAGGAGGGGAACGGGAAGTCATCATCCACGAGGCGCTGCAACAGGGAGTAGGCCGTCACCTTGACCGCCGTCTCCTCACCCGCATCCCACGTCACCTCATGCAACAGGAACGAGCCACGATCTACCGTGAACGCCTCGCCACCATCCGGCTCCACATGCACCATCAGGCGAACCACTTGGCCGTACGGCGCGAACGGACTCCACTCATTGACCGGCGTCCAATCAGGAGACAACGTGAACGACAGGCGCTCCTGCGTCGTCTGCCCTGACGACACTTCCAACTGGCCCGACTGGACTTCCACGTCAGCGGCCAACACAGTCGCCCCCCTGCGTGACGTCACCGTGCTCCACACGCGACACGGCCTCGTCAACATTTCAACATCAAGACCCTCAGGACTTCTCACGCTATGTACCCCACGCCCTTCATTACGTCCAGCACGGTCCAGTTCCCCCACTTGCGGCCCTGGGCGATAGCGTCACCCCACGTCACGCCAGGAACCACAGCACCATCCAGCCCATTCACGCCAGCCGGGCCAACGAACGGCTTCGCAACCCACTCGACGTCAATCTGCCTATCACCATCAGGCGACAACCGGTCATAACGGGCAGACTTAACGAGCACGCACCGCACGCCGTCCACGCCCCGCGCGGGTTGGCCGAGCGAAATCAGCGTCAGCCCCGGCGCTTCCAACACGGCGCGAACCTGCATCACCCGCTCAGGCGTATCCACCACAAACCTGGACGACCCCGACAGCGTGCCCCGCTTAAAGCGGACAACGCCGTTCTCGAACTCATTCGTACTGTTCTCCCACTGCAACGGGTCACCCGTATCCTCATACAAGTCCACGAACACGCCACGCCCCGACTGAGACGCGACCATCGCCCCACCATCCGGACAACCGTTCGCCGTCCGCGTCAGCCACACCGGCCCATACGTGCGACCATCCACGCCCTCAAACGTGTAGGAAACGGCCTCACCAACAGGGGCCAGCACGTAGGAGAATACCTGCGGGTTAAACCACGAATCCTGCCAGCGCTGACCGACAGTGCACACCCGCTTCCCGTCCGCTTTCAGCACGCCACCCATGTCAACCACGAACGTCGGCAACCCCGTCACGCGGTGAATAAAACCACTGAACGCCCGCCTCTGAACCACGATCTAAACACCTCCACAAAAGCCCCCAGGAGGGCGACCACGCCCCCACCAGACCACACCGGTAGGGGAGTAGCCGCCCACCCCACACAGGGCCGTTACGCGCCCATACGCGCATACTCAATGACACGCCCATCAGCAACGTCACTGACGAACGTCTCCAACTCCGTCTCATCCGACAAGCGCAAACCAAACCGGGCACCACGCAACGAATCAGGATCAACCCGAACCGTCAACCGAGAATCCTGCGACACGTCCAGACGGCCACCATCGAACACGCGCATCCGCACGCCCGACCCCGCCTCGATCACACGATCGGCCATCGCCTCAACCTCACGCGCAGCCAAACCAGCCGACCCGCGAATACCCTCAGCAAACCCCTCAGGCACATACCCGCCCAAACGACGGAACACCTTCGACGGACTGTTAATATCCAAAGCGCCACGAGCCGCATCAACAGTAGACGCCGCCATCGCGTACGACGCGCCCGTAGACAACCCAGACGACCTGTCAATACCCTGAGCGAAACCCTCAGGCACCGCGTCACCGATTTCCCGGAACACCTTCGACGGGCTGTTGACGTCCAAAGCGCCACGAGCCGCAGCCACCGCAGCCTGCGCCATAGCCGACGCCGCAGCAACAGCGGAAGCAACCCTCGACTTCACGGCCTGAGCGAACGCGTCACCCGCCGCAGCACCAAGGCTAGCCAAGCGTGGGCCAGCCGACGACGCGCCAGACACCGCCGAGTTAGCCAACGTCGCGCCAGCGCCATACGCCGAACCACTACTCGCAGCCACACTCGACGCATACCCCGCGCCAGCCGCAGACCCATGCCCCGGCAAATCAGCGCCAGCCGCGCCAGAACGAGCAGCCCAACCAACCTGAGCGCCAGCCGCCGCCGCCGCACCAGACTGAGACTGAACACCAGCCACATACTGTCCGCCGTCATCCGAACCGAACCCGAAAAACGCGGGACCATGCGACCCCCACTCGGCCATCAACGCGCCCGACGCGTCAACCGACTGCATGCCAGACAAGAAACCCGACATGAACCCAGTGCCATGCTGAATACCCAACTGGCTCGGATCAATGCCGCCACCCCACAACTGGCTACTCAAGTCAAACGACGGCGCGCCAGACGCGCCCTGCTGAACACCCTGCTTAACGCCCTGACCATACGACGACCCATGCTCAAAGCCCTGCTGATTCCACCACCATGACGTCTGCGTTACCTTATTCGGATCAATCGGGGACGGCGGCAAGCCATTCTTGAAACCATTCGCGTACGCCTGACCAGCCGCTTGACCAGCCGCATTAAACGATGCCGTCTTACCATTCAACGACAACGCCCAACCGTCCGCCGTCTTAGTAATCTGCACGCCCGCATCCGACAGGGCCTTCACAAGCTCATCAGCCGTCTTAGCGCCAGCCACCGCAGCCTTCACCGACGCGTCAACACCAAGGGAGTCCAGAGCCGCAACGACGTCGCCCTTCGTCTGATCGAACGCGCCAACCACCGCATCATGGAACGCCTTCAATGACGCAGACGCATCCCACGCCATACCCGACAACGCCGGGCCGACACGATTCGTCGCATCAATCAACTCCTGCAGCTTGGCCTTACCAGCCTCAGACGTATCCGACAACGCGTCCTTCAACTGCTGCAAATACTGCGCGCCCTGAGGCAACTGCGCCAACTGCTCCAACACCTGCGTGTTAAACCCGGCCTGCGCAAGGTCCAACATGTTCTGTGCCACCGCAACCTGGGCATCAACCTGTGCCTGCAAGTTCGCCAACACCGTTTCCACAGAATCAACGACCTCGCCGTTAGCGTCCCTGGCCGCAGCACCAACGTCAATCATCGACCGGCCCACACGCTCCATCGCAGCATGCAAACCCTCAGCCTTCTCAGCGCCAAGCCCCCACCTATCGAACTGGCTATCCAAAGCCTGCCCAAACAAGCGAGCGTTCTGCGCCAACCGCTCCTGATCAGCCTGCATCTTCTGCCAAACCGCGTCCGTCTGTTCAGCAACAAAACGATGTAGCGACTGCGCATCCGTCGCATACCCCAACGAGGCGGCATACTGCGATACGCCATCCTTCAACCCATCGACCGACTCCAAAGCCGAATCAAGAGTCTTATCCCAAGATTCCGTGGATGCGCCATTATGCAACATCTCACTACGCAACTGTGCCAACGCCTGCACCGCGCCAGAGATGTTCCCGGACTTAGCGACGTCGCCGATACGCTCAAACGCATCAGCCAGATTCACCGCCGCGCCACTAGACTTATAGTCCAGCGGCGTCGCGTTACCGCCCAAAAATGGCATAGCCGAAATGCCCGTGAGACCCTTCGACCCATTAGCGATCCAGTTCTGCCAACGAGCATTATCGCGATACTTACGCATCGCCGCATCCAGGTTCCCGCCAACAGTAGCGCCGATACCCGACGACACGCTAGACGTCATCTTCGACACAGCCCGCGTCACCTTATCGGCTGCACCATCAGCACCATCAGCAGACTTCGCCAACGCGTCCGCCAAATCATGCCCAAGGGCATCCGACGCCGCATTCCCAGCTGACACCAACGCGCCCAACGCCGTCGCGCCAGCCGCGATAGCCGCACCCCACGGCCCAGCCATAAATGACACAACGCCCGCAGCCTTCGACGCCAAGCCACGCATCGCGCCAGACGCTTTAGCGGCCACACCACTAAACCGCCCAGCCGCGCCGCCAGCCGCCATAGCCGCAGCCTCGCCGCCCCCAGTCGCAGCGAACCTAGCCATCGCGTCCTTCGCCGACATCAAGTCCTCGCGCAGGCCCGACACAGCACCACGCAACGCGCCAAACAAAGACACCGCAGACGAGATACCACGGAAGGCCATGAACCCCGTCGCCACCGCCTCAACCGCGCCAGGAATACGAACCAGAACGTCAAGCAACTTAGCCAGCGCCTCAGCGACCGGCGTCGCCACCTTGCCCCACGACTCAATAGCCCGACCCAACGCGGGACCACCATGCTCAACAGCCCTCGACAACGCCGGGCCAAGCTTCTGCGCCGCGTTAGCCAACGCCTCCAACGTCGAACCAATCACAGGAGACAAACCCTTACCGAGCGACCCCATAAACGACAACAAGGAACCCAGCCCCTGCGAGACCTTCGGCCACACGCCCTCAATGCGCGACAGGCCGTCAGCCAAGCCATCGAAAAACTGGCGGAACCCCTTATTGAAGTCCCGGCCACTAAACGACGTCAGCAGAGCCTTCGTGAACTTACCGCCAACGCGACCCATCGCATCGCCAGCCTCAGCAGCCAAGTCCGCCCACGACGTACCAAAGTCAGCCCACACGCCCTTCGTCTCGGCCTTAAACGACGTCCACGCCCGCGTCATGCCCCAGAAAAACTTCTTCAAGCCCTTCTGGAAACCCGCACCATTCACGACCGTATTCACAGCAGCAAGGCCGTCCGCGAAACGCTCCATCGACGCGCCGCCCTCAGCCTCAGCAGCCTTAAAGAATCCCTTCAAGATGCCGCCCGCATTCAACACGGCGCGACCAAAATCCGCCAACGCGTCAATGCCACGGTCAATAATCTCCTGCAGGTGCCCCGACTCCTCGGCCTTCACAAGCCAGTCTGCGTACTTATCCGTCGCCTCACCGAGCCACCCCAAGAAACGCTCCATCGTCTTAGAGCCATGCTTGCCGAGAACACTCAGAATCGCCATCAGCGAATCAGTGTGCTTGCCCAACACGTCAATACCAGCCGCCGAGTGCTCAAACATCTCGGCAATGTGAGGCTTCAACACTCGCTCAAACGAGTCCACCAGGTTACCGAAATGACCGCCCATCGCCTTCGACAACCTGTCAAAACCAGACGCCATCTCGGGGAAAAACGAGTCCGTAATCCGAGCAATCTGGTCCTTGGACACCGCGCCCCAGAACCCATGCTGGATCGAGTCATTCATCTTGTTAAATGCGACTTGAATCTCGGGAACCATTTCCTTAGCGATCTTCGCCGCTTGCACCGCCGTGTAACCAATGAACCCAGCAGAGATAGCTAGCGTTGGCCCCAACAATGCTGCAGCCTGCAACACGTGACCGACCGCGCCGCCCAACGTGAACGTATGCTTCAACAGCTGAGTCACGCCAGAACCAGCCACCGCGAACCCAGCACCAACAGAGCCAATCAACGGCACCATCTTGTCCAGATTCTTCACAAGGTCCCAGACGTTATGCGTCAAGTCCGACGCCAGACGCCAGCCCGACATTGCGGCCAGCGTCTCCCTGGCGATCACCATCGCCTTGTGATCAATCACCGGACGGAACTTCACCCAACGGTCGCGCGCCAAAATCGCCAACCGGGCCGCCGCCACATAACGCGCCGAATGATCCAACCCGATCTTAAAGTCAAGCTCAGTGTCATCCCACTTGCGCTTGAAGTGCTTGAGCTTACGCCCAGCCTCGCGCAGCTCATGGTCACTCATGTGAGGCTTAATATCCAAATGGAACGCCTCATGCTTACCAAACGCGCGCTCACGCATCTCCTGGCGCAGCTTATCCAACGCCGCATCCACGCGCCCCGACTTCACGTCAACGTCAGGGTCAACCACATACTTCCACCCGTGAGAGAACTCGCGCTCCATACGAGAACGCAGGCGTCGCAACGCGCCCATATCATCCAAGTCCTCATCAACACGCCACTTAACCTTGCCGACGTATTCCTTATCAAAGAAACCATCCAGCACGCCGCGCACACGCTCCTGCCACTGAGCGTCAGGCCGCAACTCAAACTCGACAGGCCCCAACTCTCGGAACGCCCTGCGCATCTCCTCGCCGCGACGCCCATACCACGCGCGGAACGCCGACTCCGTATGCCCACGCCAATACGTGTCATCATCAGCATGAGGCCCCGAGAACTTCAACTGCTTAGCCGCGTCCCGCTTCATCGCATCCAACGCCGCCGACCAATGGCGTCGGATCGTATCCATGTCACCGTCGTACACCTTCGACAGTGCCCCAGACTGGCGCTCCATCGCGTCATCCAGCCTGTCGGCCATCGCGTTAATCTTCGAGAACTCGCGCTCATCAAAATGGACGCCCATCTCGACGTCCTTCACCGCAGCCTGCGCCCGCTCAGACATCACCCTCACGCGCTCACGCAACGCGTTCTCGTCCAGCTCAACGCCGACCTCTAGCGGCTGCAACCGCCGCTCAATCGCATCCAAACGCCTCGACAAGTCACCCCAGAAATCCTTCGTATCTGGCGTCACCTTCACCGCGAGACGCGCAACAACATTACCGGCCTCAGCGCCCAATCACATCAACCCCCCTCAACAACAAAACCCGCGAGGGGGCGAGGCAAACCATCCGATCACCCAGAAACGAGGTCCACGAACATCTGCCTCACGCCCTTCACAGAGACCTTCTCCGCCGCAAACGTTTGCTTAGCGCCAGGACGCCCCGGCCACAACGCCGGGCGACGCGACTTCCCGAAACCGGTCGCCACTGTATTCACTGAAATGTTGTCAAACACGTCAGCCAACAGGGACATCTCCCGCGTCCACCCACGCAACTCAGGAATCTCAGCCAACAACGCCTGGCTCCAACAGCCGTCAGGTAGCCCGCGGATCAGCGCAAGCAAAAAACGCGGGGACGGGGTACCGCTCTCAATTGCCTCAACCAGGTCAATCCCATAGTGAAGTCGAAAATCAACGTACAACCCCGTCCCCGCTTTATCCAGCAAGCCTGCGACGGCTACGCTTCCCCCGCCTGGGTGCGCTCAAAGTAGAGCGACACAAGCGTGTCCAGCACAGCCGCATCATCACCAACCTGATCCAGTAGGCCGGTGGCCGCATCCTTGTCCTCAGCGACAAGCGTCAGAATGCCACGATAAAACTCGGTAACGTCCGACACCTCGCCCTCAGCCTCGCGACGCTCCGACAGGAGACGCACAAAGTCCGCGCGCTCATCCTTCGACAGGCGCATAGGGCCACGGAACACGACACCCTGCACAACCAGATTCTTGTACTTACCGTCCGCCTCGGCACGCAGCGCATCAAGGTCAATGTGCTCAAAATCAATGCTAGACATAATTCAATCCTCCAAAAGTGCCACAGTGGTATGCCAGGAAAAGTAAAGGGGGTGACCCGTGTAGCCACCCTGGCACCCGCCCCACGCGGGCCACCCCCCTAAGGCTCAATCAGCCAGCCAACGACATGACCTCGCCAATGCCGAGCGTGTTACCGTTCATGTCCTCAAGAATCTCGAACTTGACCGGCAAAGACGCCAAGTCCTCGACACTGTTCACATCGAAATCGCCATTAGCAACCAGGTCCGCCTTACCCGCATGGATAAAACAGACATTCCCTTCGTCCTCCACGACAATCAGCAGAGCGCAATGCTCAGCCGTGGGCTTGGACTTTGCATACGTGATGCCATCCACCGTCGCAGCGTTCGCGCCCAAGTATCGCTTGATCGACGCAGCATCAAACTGCTCAAGCGCAATCTCAATCGAATACGACACATCCGAGATGGACGTGCGCAGCTTCTTCTTCTGCAACGAGCCCTTCGTCGTGACGTCGCCGCCAGAACGCGACGCCTTAAACGGGTTCTCAGCCGACGTGTGGCCAATGTTCGTCCAACCCGCCAAAGCAGTCGTCTTGTTCGTCTTGTACGCCGTAACCGTCGGCGCTTTAGTGCCGACCGCCGCAGTGTAGATCTGCGCAGTCGCTACGATAAGCGTCTTGTTATCATCCATCGCCATAACAACCTCACACCTTCCGCACCGTCACCGGTGCAACACCACCAGCCGAGCCTGAAACACGAAACGCTCCACGCCGACTGGCAAATCTTGATACTGGACTGGCCCGGTAGAATCCGCCCAATCCTCGCGACGGCGCGGGCGCTCCATCAGCTCGAAAGCCTTCACGAAAGACTCTCGGCCAGGAATCCTCCTGCCCCGCATCGCATAATCGCGCAACAACTTGATAATCGACCAGCTAATCCGCCACGCCACATCCTCGGCGTCCAGCCCGGACGTGAACGTGTGAACCTCAAACTCCAACACGTCCACCGCATCATCAGGGCGGATAAACTGGCCTCCCGTCGTGGGCTGCACTTCCACAACCATCACGTACGGAACCGCGTTGCCCTCCTCGATACGCGACCTGCAGGTCACGCCGTCAGGCAAGTCAGCTTCCAGCCACTCAGGCAGGAACGTTTCGACGGTCACGTGCCTTCCAAAGTCCAACTTCGACGGGTCAAACACGGCCACCAGCCGCAGCTGCAGCCAACGCCCCCACGCCGCGAGACGGACCGATATGCACGACCCTACGGCCAACGATGCGTCCCGCCTCATCAAACACGGGCTTAGACCGCACCTCGCCGCGACGCCCATACTCGATAGCCGCCGCCGCACCATAGCCGTCCTCATCACTCAGGACAATGTAACCATCGACCCAAGCAACGTAGGACTCGATTTTGGCGTGCCCCTGGTAGTGGTGGGCCGCGAGCTTAGCCCGAGCGACCGCCGCCCGCTTGTTCGTCTGCCCCGTCACCTCACGCCGAACTTGCGGCATGTGCGACACGATCTTATTCAACCGTTCCTTACTCACGAGCATGGTCGCCACCGGCACCACCACCAATCCCAGCCAAGTTCGACGGCGGACGCGGCCTGCACTCGAACTCCCAATGAGTCGTACGCCTCGTCCCGCGCTTCAACGCCGGGGGAGCAGCCGCGTCCCACTGCTTTCCGTCGAACTCGATCAACGTCCACGCGCCGACGTCGGTCAGCAGCTCGCCGTCAACCGTGCGAGGCTCAACCAGAATCAGAGCGACCTCGTTCGTCAACTGGCCCTTCGCCGCGCCACGATTCGACCGCACCTGCTTCATCGACATGCGGCACTTGTACGGGCGATTCAGGTCAGGCACGGTCACCAAGTTCCCCCTGGCGTCCCGCGCCCGCTTACGCCCATACACGACGCCAGTTAGCCCTCTATGCCTACCGACCGGCATCACAAATCCCCCTCGCTCCACTTGAAGCGAGCGCCCGGCACCCACCAGTCACAACGATGCCAACCATGGTCAACATCCCTCGACGTCGGGGCGGTAGGGGAGTGGACAAACGTGTGCACAACCGACAGGGTTGAATCCAAGCCCGCCGCCTGGCGCAACGTCCGCACCTCATCCGGCGTGTAGAACACCGTGCCCGTACGCAACGCCAAATCCGTATACGCCTCAGTCTCATCACCAGCCCTGGACTGAACAACGGACTCGGACAAGTCCATGTACCGGACACACGCGTTACGGACAATCGTCTTAACGACGGGCGGAACCGCATCCGCCATCCACGTCGGCCTGCCATGCAAACGAGCCAAGTTCGACGCGTCCCAAATCACCGCCGCCGCCGTATCCTTCTCGTCAGGCGACAACGCATACTTGAGGCGAGCCTCCAACTCGGCAACGCTAATCAGCATCTCCCGACGCCGAACAGCCTCAGCTTCCGACACGGGCGGGGACGCTTCCTCAACTTCACTCACGCAAACACCCCCTTCAAGGCATGGCGGGGGCAAGGAACAATGCCCTCACCCCCGCACGTCACCCCGACCGTCAGGCCGGGTCAGGCAGGTAAGTAACGCCGGGCGGCGTCTTGGTCAAGCCGAGGCCCTTAGCGACCTTCGCCTTATCCGAACCCTCGGGGAAGTACTTCGTCGTAGTCGCAACAGTATCCAGCTTGAGCTTCACCGAGCGAATGTTGTACTCATCATCCGACACGACTTCCTGACCCTGGTCATCCACATAAATAACCGGGTCCAACACCTGCTGATAGCCGTACCAAGTGTTAACGGTGGATCGTTCCACCTGGTACTGAGGATCGTAATCACGCAGCCAACGCATTGCGATGCCATCCTGAGACAGCATCGACGCGCCAGCCACAGCCGACTCAGGGATACCGGGCGCCGCATTCAGGAACACGAACGAATCACCGGTCAGAGCATACGCCTCATCCGGCGCAATATCCTCCGACACAACGACGTCGAAACCCTTCACCTTGCCGAGCAGAGCGTCAGCAAAGGCCGACTCAGCAACACTGTCGCCAACAGCCGCCGCCTGCAACGCCTTACTGCCCTGCAAGATCGTATCCCAGTCAGAACCGATAACCAGCGTGCGCTTCACCTTCGACGCGCCCATGCGGTTCAGCGCGTGACGCGCCTCAATGATAGCGTTGAGCACGTTCTGCGCGGCCCCGCCTGTACCCGCGCCAATGGTCACGGAATACTTGCCCGTCTGCAGGGCCTTAATGGCACCATACTCCAACTTGCGCGCCACCGCGCGCGACTGGGCAGGCAGAATATCCTGGGTCCAACCCAAGAAATCCATCTCGCGCTGCTCATCAGTCAGCATCGTCGCAGAGTACGCGTTGCCGCCAAAACGAACCGCCAGCTTACGCTCACGGTACTCATCAAACGACAACGGCTGCGCACGATTGTTACGCCACTCATAGTCGCGCGCCGGGAGAATACCCGGAACACGGACATTAACCGTATCGTCACGGGCACCCTTAAAATCTTCGATGCCCTTACGGGCAAAGAGCTTAGGAACAACGAGCTCGCGCTCCATCAGCTCAACGGCGGTCGCAGCCAGCTTTTCCGGCTTGACCTTCACATGGTTCAGACTATTTGTCATACCCACTCCTTCTCAAAACGTCAACGTCGCGGAAGCCCACGCACGAACTCGCGCGCGTCAAAATCGCCTTCCGCCTCCTCAGCGGGTGCCAAGCCCCCGCCCTTCCTGGGCAGGCCAGCAGCCCCGCCAGTAGCGCCCACCAGGGCCGCCAACCCCTCGCACGCGGCACGCATCTCATCAACCGTGCCGTCCTTCACGAACTCGAACGCCTTCGCAGGCAGAGCGGGGAACTCATCACGCACCTGCTGACGCACGCGCACACGATCCAACTCGGCCTCAACCTGGCGAGTCTTTTCATCAGCCGCAGCCATCGCAGCCTCAAACTCCTCAACCGACTTAAGGCCCTTCGCCGACTCCTGAACTTCACGCAACTGAGTACGGTAACGAGCCGCCTCGTCGCGCGCCCCTCTCAGTTCGCGTTGCGCCCACTCAGGCAAGTCGTCAACCTTGCGAGCAGCGCCATCCTGGCCCTCGCCCGCATCAGCTTCCACCTGCGCCGACTGTTCAGCCTCAACCTGCGCATCCTCGCCGCGCGCGCCCGGCGCGCCACCCTCAGCCGTCTCAGCCTCGCCAGCCACATTCTTCTCGTCCGCCATAACACACTCCCAGAAAACAAAACCCGCACCAGCCACCAGGACCAGCACGGGAACCACATGAGACCGCCAGGGCCTCCACCAACACGCCTACCGCTTGAACTTGCGGTAGTAGTAACTTCGCCAGCCGGACTTACCCTTCAAGCCCTTACCGCCGAAATCGTGATACCAAAGATCCTTCATCTCGCGGTTCACCGCGAAACGCGAACCCTCAATACTCGCCCCCGCAAACAGGGGCAACGCGTAACAATGACAATTCGGGTGATACCCGTGCGTCCCATTCGGATGAGCCACGTCATGCCGCAACGCCTCATGCTTGCCTGAATACACAGCGCCGCGAGATAGCAGCATCGCGCAGAACGCGCACGGCGTGCCCGTCCCGGACACCCTAATCCACGCCTGCCTCGCCGGGTCACGATCACCCATATCACGCACCGTCGAACGAACACCGCCAGCCGCCGCCTGCTGGCCAACCCCAGCCACCACGCCCGACGATACCTCGCCAGACGCAAGCCGGGCACGCAACAAATCCTGCGCCGCCTTCAAGTCCGCATCACGCAACGCCGCCAAGTTCGGCGTCGCCTGCTTATCAACAGCAACGCGCACACCAACCAGCTCCTGCGCCGCCAACGCATTCACGCCAGCCGCCTCGTTAAACTCGCGCACAAGGTCGCCAAACGTCACCTCACCGCCCTGCGCGTGACCGCGAATAGGGGAGGGGACCGTACGCCCAGTCTGCAACGCCCTCAACAACCTGTAGAACGCCACCCCAAGCACGGCGCCACGATCCCACGGCTCAACAAGCACCTCACCAAACCGGGCCGCAACATCACCCGACTTGTCCACCTGCTCCCACCATCGGGACACGTCCTGCACCGTCCCCAAACTCAACCGGCCAAGCGACGCCTCAAACGCCTTCAACAAGACCTCCACACGGCGATCTGCGGGCACTACACGTCACCGCCAGTCAGAGACACAGGCGCGCTCTCAACGGGCGTTACAGGCTCATTCAGATCATCCTGCGCGCCCATCGCAGCGAACCCTCGAACAGCCGCACCAAAATCAGAGCCCAACCGCTCCGACGTCGCCAACTCATCCCAACGATCCAACTGAACGGGGGACACACCAGGCACCATCTCCCACAAACCGCGAGACGGAACCCCAATCTCCCGCAACTTCGACAGAGCGTCCGCCGTCTGAGACAAAGCAGCCGACTCCAAGTCCCTCCAAAGAACCTCGTTATGCTCCCACTGGTCGCGCTCCGCGCGCCCCTCTAGCACCATGCCAACACGCAACGTCCGCTCCCACGACTCACCAAACTGAGTACGGTACAACTCCAACTTACGGCGGAACGACTTCTCCGCCGCGTTCAAGGCATCAGCCGACAGGTTAGCCATCTGACCCAACAGGAAGTTAGGAGGCGTCTGCGAAATCGCACTGAAATCCTTAATCAGCGCATCCATGGCTGCGATATACCCCGACTGGTCGCCAACCGGGAGGGAACCGAACTTGCCATCCGGCGAGGAGTTGACTAGGAAGTCACCCGGCCCCGCCGCAATCGGCTGCCGAACAACCCCACCATCCGCGCCGACAACCGGCATCCCCTTCTCATCCACCGCGACCGCAGGCTCCAAACCCGTCGCCCACAAAACACGATGCGCACCGTGCGACTGCTCCAACAACAGGTTAAACAGCATCTGATTGAACGAGTCCTGCCAGTGCTTCAACGGGAGGACCGCGCCCTGCACGCGCCCCTCATCATCCATCTGCGACACGAACCGCGTCACCGGGCAATGACCGTTCCCACCATGCGCAACCCCAGCACCAATAACCGGGTCGTCACCACCGTTAGGCAGAACGACGTCGTAACGGTTGTAACGATCCCACGCCACAGCCAAACCCGACTTAGAGCGCCCATCCGGCCCAAAGCCCGGATACCGCATAACCGACAACGCCAACACCGCATTATCGTCCGACAGAGCATCCTCAAACAAACAAACGGTGCGCAATGCCGACAGGACACGCACATACGCCCGATCACCCTCGCCGCGCTCCACCACCGTGAACGCCTGACCGTACGCCACCGCCGACCGGTGCACCTGCGCCTGCTTAGCATCAAGATTCGACCGCTGCCACAAGTCCCACTCGGGAGTCTCAGACGAACGCTCGCCACCTGCTCTCTGATCCCCCGAGCGGAACCCATCAACCGCCAACGCCTGCGTCGCAGCATTCACCGGAATCTCACACCAATTCTGACGAGCACGCCTCATCATCGCCTTATGCTCAGGCAACATGCCCTTGGGCGAGTACGGGTCATCGAAATCACCGCGCAAATACGCGTCGGCAACCTGCAGGCCACCCTCCCAGTCACGACGCAACACCCGCAAGCCCTCACCCACGAGAGCTTCCAGAGAATCACCAGCATCAATAATCGCCGCCAAACACATCACCCCTACTAGAACCGGAAGAACGACCCCCCGGCCTTCGCAACCGGCCTCGACGCCATCTCCGTCTGATAATCCCTATAAGCCCCAAACGCGAGCATTGCCGCCGCATACATGTCAATCTTCTTTTTCGATTCACGACCGGCCTTCATAAACGACACGCCATACGGCGTATCCTTACGCAACACATTCAACACATGACGACGGAACGACGCCGCCAACTCGCGCGAACCACCATGCGACACCTTGCCGTCAAGAATCGCCGCCATAAACGCCTCATGCAAGTTCACCGTCCGCTTACGAGAACCACGCATATCCCACGCAATCGGACCCCGGTCCGACGCGCGAGCCACAAGCCGCTCACCATAATCCAGCGTCCACTCATGAATGTACGACTCCCACAACGCAACGTCCGCATAGAACCCAACGACGTCGTAATCACGGAAGCAACGGTGGACCATCGAGTCCACGCGCTCACGGTCAACCTCCCAGTCGCCCGCAAGGTCCAACGGCTTCTCCTCCAACAACAGGGGAACCATCAAACCATCCGACACGCGAATAGCCACCAGCGCCGTAGAGTCATCCGACTTACCGCCGTCGAACCCGAGCACGATCCGATCACCCGGCTCCAACGTCGCCTTACGCTCAATCCGCTTCCACTCAGCCGACGAGAACAAATTACCCTCAGGCTGCCACACCTGATTCAAGTACATGCGACGCGACTCCGACGTCGGACGCGACGGATTCAACACCGACCGCCACGCCTCATCAGCATCACACCACACCGAATCCCCACGCACCGCGTTATACAAAACCTTGAACACGCGCTCATCCAACGGCGTATCATCCGGGGCCTCCAACGAGTCATAGAAAACATCGTTATCCGTCGTCAGCCCCTCCAACGTCCTCATGTACGCCTCGCGGTCATTCTCAGCAACACTACCCTCGCCAGGCTTGTAAGCGTTCGTGATAGCGAGGTAACGGGCCTTCATCTTCGTCGTATTGCCCTCAACCGTATTCTTCAACTGCTGCCCATTATTCTGCGGCAACCAGTGTTGCGTCTCGTTTAGCAGCCCAAAAGTACAACGGTTACCCTCCGTCGAACGGAACGATGACGTCTTAACCTCAATGCGCGCCGTGTTGTTACAACCGCGCACAATCTGCAAACGCACATCCACGCCATACTTCGCACGCAACCGGTCACCAACAAGCACATGGAACATGTCGAACGTGTTGCTAGTTTGCTCCTGCTTCAACGCGAAAATCTGCACCAACGCCTGCGGACACCTACGCCCCACAGGCTCACCATCAGAACCCCAACCAGCAAACCTCGACGGACCAAACGCCTCCACCAGGCACAGCACCGCGAGCAACGGATCCTTGCCCCAACCCTTAATCCGCTGCAAAACACCACGACGTCGGTAAATGAACTTACCCTCGTCATCAACCGCATACCACCACAACACGATACGCAACTGCTCAAGCGTAAACTCAAACACGTCCTGGTCAGCGCCAAGCGGTTCCAAATAGTCCGAACACCACCGGGCAATCTCCCAACCCAACGTATGCTCAGGCAACACAAACCGGCCATCCTCGCCACGCTCCCACGTCGGCCCATAATGCACCGGCGCGAAACGCTCAAGAATCTCCGCGTCAGACAAACCATCATAGGGACCCGCAGGGGGTGTCCCAGCCTTATCAACATCGACCAAAACCAGGACACCCCCCAACCCCATCAACACACAGTACCCGTGGCGGGACTCGAACCCGCACGCCCCCCTGGGGCGCCACATTTTGAGTGTGGTGTGTCTACCTAATTCCACCACACGGGCCAAAGATGAACCCCCCAGCGCAAACCGCCAGAGGGGTGGCCGCGAGGCGAACCCCGCTACCACTACCAAGAAAATGCCCCCGCCGTATAGCCGTCGTGCTCGCGCGCCACGCCGCGACCCAGGGCCGCGACTCGCCGTTTCAGCGTACGGGGGCCACCAAAATCCCAACCAACCCCACAGGGCGGAAAGGAACAAAGAATCTCCAACCCACTCCACGCAAACGCGCGGGCGGGTTGAAAACAGCCCCGCCACCCCACACGAGGCAACGAGGGAATACCAGAACTCCGGCCCGAACCCACACCCCATTGTGTAGGCCGGGCCGAATTAGCCACCGGGAACAACCTCTAAGCGGCTGCCTCAGCGGCAATAACCTCACACAACCGCGTGAAATTAAAACCACCAAACCACGACCCCACATCACCCGTAGGAGCCACAACCGGCATCGCACCAAACCCATACTCGACCAACATGTCACGAGCCTCAGAATCAACACTCACGTCAACCGTCTCATACGAGACACCCGCCTTATCCAACGCCCGCTTAGTCGCAACACAAGCACCACAACCAGGCTTAGAATAAACAACAACCACAACAACCCCACAAATCAACTACACCGACCGCAAACGCTCACGGTAACTATCAATCACACTCACCGACGCCGGAACCACATCAGACTCATCAGGCCGCAACTCAATACCAGCCCTACGACGCTCCGACTCCGACATCCCCAACTTACCCAACTCCATGTAAATCGTCGCCAAACGCTGCGACGACGGATCACGTAACAACGGCGGACGATCACGCGTAAACCCACGCGCCTCACGCTCCGCAGGCTTCAACGACGCTGCCTCAGCATCCCAACCCGCACGCAACGCGCGAGCACGCACAGCCTCATCCTGCTGACGCTTATACGCCGACAAATCCTCACACAACGAATAAGCCATCTCCCAGTCCGTCTGCTGGAACCAGAAAGACTGACCAGACAACTCAATAGCCTCATACATGCGCTTAGCAGTCGGATGCCACTTACGATCCGCCTTACGAGGCGACACCGACATCAACACGCCACCAGTCACATGCTGCGTCCGCGACGGACGCTGATCCACCAACTCATCCCGACGCGCAGGCACAGGACCACTACGAGCCATTCACACCACCCCCACGCAAACCAGGATGCGGCTCCACCCTACGGAACCGACCAGCAACCTCACGACGCATACGAGCCAACGCCACATGCCCCTCACGCGCCGACTTCAACGCATGATGCTCACGACACAACGCCCGCAAATTACCAAACGAATCATCATCACCCGGAACAATATGATCAACATCCGTAGCCGGAGCCCCACACACCGACACAGCGTCAACCTTCCACTGACAACGACCACCATCACGCCGCAACACAGCCGCACGCCTCGACGCCCAATCAGACGGCAACCGACGCCGCCTCACAGAATCACGCGCCCAAGCCACAACAACCACCAACCAACAACGACCAAGCCCCGACCGAGGTCCGACCCAGCTCCACCAAGCCGCTAATATACTCGACGCCGAGGCAACGACAACAACAATAACCAATTACGTCTTAAGACTTAAAGCAACGACAGAAGTAAGATCAATACCAATTACGTCTTAAGACTTAAAGCAACGACAGAAGTAAGATCAATACCAATTACGTCTTAAGACTTAAAGCAACGACAG